TGAGTCGCGAAATCGTCTAACGAGAGTGCTTCAGACATTGCTGATCCAAGGTTTGAAGCGCCAAGGTGTGAGGCCAAAGAAAAAGGGCCTCGGATCGCTCCGAAGCCCTTGGCTTGTTCCTAACTTGGCGCCCTGAGTACCGCTCAGGCCGGGTTGTGGCTTAGTCGGTCGTGCCGTCGCTGTACGTTGCGCACAGCACTCCACGCTTGAGCCGGATTCCGCTGTAGACGCCTTGGAAGATGTCGCCATCCACTGCGTCAGGGTGTGAGACTTCGACCAACACGGAGCCGTCTCGCTCCTTGGTCTTGATGTATTCGTGCAGGCCGATCACTTCGACCGGAACAGTGAATGTCGCCTTTGGAGCTACAGTTAGCGCGGCAAAAGCAGCATCCAAACCCTTCGCCACTTTGTCGGCCTTACTCATCGGGCCGCGCTTCTTAGGTTCAGCCTGCATAGTTCCTCGTCTGTTCACGGATGGCGTCAAGTCGCGCCTTGGTGTTCTGCTCGGCAAGCAACTCATAGCGGGTCACTTCACCGCCACGAATCGCCAACTCAAACAGGTTCACGAATTGCTGACGGCACTTGTCCATCAGAAACAGTTGCTCGCGCTGTTGCGATGCCTCGATGGGCAAGGCAAACACTTGCTCGCGGATCGCGTCCTGAATGGCCTGCAAAGCCTCCTGCACGAGGGAATCACCCATGATTCGCTCGGCATGTTCTGCCTTGACGATCTGCAATCGCTGCTGTTCGTTCACATCGCCCCCGGTTGCTGAAGATCGTTAGCGAGTTGGTTGATGGCCTGCGCGGCAAACTGGATCTGAGCCGGGCCAATGACCTGGCCCGCTTGATCCATCTGCGTGCCGTTGATGATGTTTCCACCCATCGGACGAGACAGCATCCCGGCAGCGAGTTCAAACAACTTCAGCCGCTCGGCCTGCTGACCCTCAAGCTGCTTCATCTGCAAATCATGCTGGCGCTGCTTCTCGGCCTCTTGGGCCTCAAACTGAGCCTTGCCCATCTCGATCTGAGCCTTGATCTGCTCAGGTGACGGCTGAGGCTGCTGGGGAGGACTTTGCGCCGGATCGGTCAACAGCTTCACATCCGCGCCCATCAGCTTGGCAGCACGAGCCAGGCGCTTGCCGAACTCATAGACGTTCTGTTTTGTCGCCACGCCCATTGGCACGGCTTGCTGCATGAACTGCCCGAACAGTTGAAGCATCTGCACTTCTTCCATCCGCTCGCCATTGGTCGAACCAACGACGATCTTGCAATCCATCTTGTCCGACCACTCAGCCGGGTTGAACGGAACCCACTCGTTGCGCAGGCGCACCACGTCGGCCACGTTCTGGTGTTGAGTCACCAAGCGCAAGATGATCTGATACAGCCGCTTGATGCCGGTGTTTGCCATGATGCGAAGCGTCATTTTCAGACGCTGCTCGCTGGCCTGCATGATCTTGCCGATGCCGGTAGCTGTCTTGTTCAGGCTCTCGCTGTCCAACCCTTGGTTGTACTTCGTGATGCCGAGACGTGTTTCGCGCATCGTGTCGGCAAACTGGATGCCTTCCAGCGACTCACGGGCAACGATGGTCGTTTGAATCGGCGTGATCGCAGTGTTGGCCGGGCCGTTGCCGCGGATGATCTTCCCGATGCGATCCGACAACAAGTCCTCGATGGTGTTCGCCGTCGCCGCCTGCATGTTGATGTACGTGCCAGGACGGTTTGCCAGGTACAGCGAGTCCACATACTGGCGAGTAAGCCCAGTCTTGAGACGCTGAATCTCCGCAGCCGGGTCGGCGTAGGCCATGCCATACACACGGTGTGGAATCGGGATCGGCGTGATGACAGCGTAATCCTGACCCTCGGCCTCATCGTCTTGCAGGATGTCATCCGGCCCGCCGCCAATCAGCACTTCGCGCCACTCGGCCACACCATCGCCATTGCAGTCACAGCGGACAAAGCCCTTGAACAATCGGACTTCTTCAAGTTCGACCGTCACCGTGTCGTCGAAAACATCGTCCTCCCACGGGTCGTCAACCAGCGTAGAGAAGTCGTAGTCTGACACATCAGCCCAACGCTTAAACCCCATCTCCTTCAACTCGGAGCGGGTGTAAGTCACCATCTCGCCGATCACATAGGCGTCATCCGGCGTGCGGGCGTCTTTGGTGATGATGAAATCAACCGGCTTCACGTTGCGAATGCACAACTTGCCGGGGTTCTGCGTCTCGACGGTCACGTCATAGACAGGTGCAGGCATCCCACCGAAATCAACGACGCGCTCAGAGGCGGCGACGATCACCTTACCCTCTGCCTGCATCATGGTCAGTTGCTCGGCAGTCAGGCCCTCATATTCCGTGCGCTCAGGGTCAACCTTGACCCACTCAGGGCGAACAACCCCCAGCTTCTGCAACAGCGCATCCTTGAGCCAGGTGTAAAACACCATGAACCCGTCATTGCGCTCGGTGACGAGGTAATTGACGTAATCGGTTGCTTGGCTGGCGAAAGCCTCATCCTCAGGCCCGCGCGGCTGAAACTCGGCGATGTTGTCACCACCAAACAGCGGCTCAAGGAAGGACGGCAGCGCCGATTCCACAACCTCGAACACGTCCCACGACACAACCTGAGAGCGACCCTCAACCTCGTTGCCCATAGGCAAGCCGAGGTAATACGCGAGGTTGCGCTCCTGCTCGGAACGGATGGCGGACGTAGACCAAGTGACCGACCTTTCGATTTCATGGTCTAGCACTTGGCGTAGCTTCTCGTTCATACGATTCCGATGTTTCCGTAGTTCAAGGCCCCGCCCCATTCCTCGTTCGTCATCTGCTCAGCGTTCAGAGCCAGATAACGAAAGGCGTCGGCCCCGTTACTGTGTACGTCGTGCAGTGGCGCTTCTGGCGTTCCTGTCTGTTGATTCACGCGGCGTCGATACCGCTTCAGGCACTCAACCAAGCCGGGAAGCTCCTGGTCGCTGGATGCCGTGTTTTCCTTGTCGATGTAGACGCGAGGGAAGATCAATCGAGCCTGACGAATGCCCTGCTCTACCTCCATGCTCGGCGTCTGAACAACCTTGCAGCCCAGCCCACGCAAAACGTCAGCGTCTGCCTTGCCCGTCTGCCGGTTGTTTGCGAATCCGTCGTGAGGCAGGTAGTCCGTGCCCCAATTCCAGCCCCGGTACTTCTCGCCCCGGAACTCAGAGATGTAATCAGCCGTTGTCCTGTGTGTGCCCGTGACATAGCCCACCACGGTCACAGCAGATCCGTTCTTCTGAGCCAGGATGATCGCCATGCAGTCATTCCAGCCCATGTCCCAAACTCGATGCACCTTCAACATCGGGTCATACGGGAAGCGGCCAATACGCCCACTAGCCTCAGCCGCTGCCACTTCATTAAAGTAGATCGCACCCTGAACGGCAGGCATACACCGGCCCTCCCAGATGTGCGCGTATTCCTCTTTCGGAAGCGTCTTCTGTGCGTGCTGGCGCTCCTTTTCGAGCACCTCAGGAAACCACGGGTTATCGAAGTAGTTGATGTCTACCGTGATCGTGTCCGGGTCTTTCCTGTCACCCACCGCACGCTGATGGGTTTCATCCGTCTCTAGCTGCGGGTTGTATGTCACCCAAATCTCGGAGCCATTCGCTCGGATCGTTGGCGTCAGGATCTGCCAAGACCGCTTGGTGATCGTCTGACCTTCCTCGATCCAAACCCGCGTGCAGCCCTCAAACGACTTGATCGAGTCAACCGTCTGATCCGACAAGCCAGCAAAGTGGAACGTCGTCCCGTTTGCGCCCCGGATCTCGGTTTGCAGCACCTCATAGAACGCCGACAACCCAAGCGCCTGAATCTGATCCTTGAGCAGTTGATGAACAGACTGCTTAATCGACTTCTGCACCTCTCGGGTACACAAGACCCGGTGAGGCTGCATCACACCTTGAATCAGCAGGGCGCGAGCAACAGACCACGACTTTGCCGATCCTCGCCCACCCTTCAGAAACTTGTAGCGACTCGGCTGGAACAAGCACCGCAGCTTGTCCGGGAACTCCACATTCATTTGAACGTGACCGTGATGCTCTGCTTGATGTCGCCGCCACCTTCGCCCGTCACCTCAGCCCGCGACAGCTTCGGAGCCGCGAACTCGGCCAGCTTCGCCAGCAGGTCAAGGGCTCGGCCAGGATCAGGCGCGCCCTTGGGGCTGTCTGTGCCGTCACCCTCTGCAACGAGAGTCAGCCAGCGACCGACGTTCTCGGAGTTGTCCTCAAGCAGTTTGCGGACGGTTTCACGGAACTCGGTAGTGGTCTTGTTTGGCACGCCCTTCTTGCGGCCAGGGCCAGGGGTGCCGTCGCCAACCCGGCGTTTCTGCGCGGTTTGTTTTTCGGCCATGCTTGCGAATCCTCTTGGGTTGTTCGCTGTTTCGATAAGGTGAGGGGCGCTGCCGGGATTGGCACGGTTTAATCAACGCCCCACCTCCGGTCGATCACCTTGACCGGCAGGCTTCGAAGACAAATCACCCCGCCCGCCGCTGATCCTCGGAAGGAGCGACCGAGGGGCTTACCTGAGCGTCGGGGTGTGCTGCTGATAGGGCTCAGTCAGCGCGCTGAGTTCACCCGCTAAGGTGATGGGGTGCGGGCACAGTCCCAAGGGGTAGTGCTTTGGGTGAGCGATGGACTGGCCCGCGAAAACAAAAAAGCCCCGCGCATTGCTGCGAAGGGCTTGGAGTGACACGTACTCAGCGTGCCTATATGCGAACACTGTACGGAAATACAGTTTTTCCGTCAAGCACTTTCTGCAAATTTCGGCAGCCGCTCCAACTTCCTCGCCAGCTCCTTGCCCGCCTCATGCGCCCAATTGCCCCAGGTTCGATCCGTCACCCCATAGGCTGCGATGGCGTCGGCCATGCTGGGGATAGTCCAGACCTTGTAGGCGCGGGTGATGGCGAGCCGATGCTTTGGGCTGAGTTCGGCGATGGCTAGCGCCACCTCGTCGCGGTCTTCCCGGCTCAGTTGCCACGGTTCACGGCTTGCGGCTTGCTGGGGGATGCGTTCAGCCAGGTAGGTGCACTTTGATGGGTAGCCCAGCCCACCACCCTTAGGGAAGGAGGCGAAAGCCCAATCCATCAGGAGGCAGTGCAGCCAATACGGTTCGATGACGAGGCGTTTGCTCATTCGCGTCCTTTCAGCGTCTTGAAGGCTTCGGCGATGGATCGGCCCAGAAGCGACCACATCTCAAAATCGTTGGATGAGCGGATTTCATCAATCCATCGGATGTCGCCAGCGACTAAGCGTGATGCCGCTTTCTGACAGCGTGCGCGGCCATATTCCTCGCGGTGGATTGCTTCCTCCATTGACAGAAGGACGCGCAGACCATCGGGGTCCGTCCGAAGAAGTTCTGTTGTCAGCCAGAAACGGCTAAGGTCTCCATCCAATCGCTGTTTG